TTTGCCTTCACCAGCTGCTGCACCAGAGCGTCGAACACCGCCTTGTTCTGCTGCGCCGTACCGGTGAGCTTGTTGGGCCGGCTCTGGACCCCCGCCGCGGCGATCTCCGCGTCCGTGAGCTTATAGTCGTTGAATCCCATGGCTTATCCTCCAAAAAAACTCTGGGAGATCTTCATATTCTCCCCGGGAATGGTTGTGTCCAGCATACCCACAGCCATGTTGTACATCTGCAGCATCCCGCTGTAGTCCATTACCAGATCGGGGAGCAGCTGCTGGGCTGCCACAAAATAGGGCATGCACTCCGCCGCGTCCTCCGCGATCTCAAACTCGTATTCGTCGTCGGCGTCTGCGTCGATGGTGGCCGGATCGGCGAAGTATTCAACGGTGATCTCCCGTCCTGCGTCCCGCTCCGGGACCAGCAGTCGGCCTCCCCGCCAGCGATATCTGCCGGTAGCCGGCGAGCCGTCCCTCCAAACCCGATAGACGGACCGGAAATCCGACGGCATCGTGTATTCCGTTCTGCCGCTTACCGCCGTGAACCGGCGAATCTTCACGATCTTCTTGATCTGGCTCAGCTGCTTCTGCGCCATATCAAAAAACCGATTCATTTTCAGCTCAATGTCCTGGTCGTGCTCCACCTCGCCGCCGGCGCTGTGCTCATCCAGGAGCATATACACCTTGTCTTTTGCTTCACCCAGTGTCACCGTATATCCCTCCGTGAAAATGCTTCAACAGGGCGGAGGTTGTCCGCCCTGTCTTCCTACTCGTCTGTGTCTTCGCCTGCGGCGCTCTCAGCGTGCCGTTTCAGTTTCTGCAGTATTTTCCCTATGAATGCCGGGACCGGGAGCTTCATTTCATCCGCATTTTCCAGAATTGAGATACACTCATTGATGATGAGCCAGACAATCACCAGCAGACCAACAAAAAATACGTGCTCCATCTCAATGCCGAAAGAACCGCCGATCACACCGATCAGGTAGTCAAGCGCCATGCCCACGGCAACGATCAGCAGATAAGAGATCTTCTTCACGATCCCCACGATCCCGATCCGTGAGCTGAGCTGTCCGGTCACCCACGCCGCGGAGATCCCGCTCACGTAGTCCAGCAGCATCACGATCAGCAGCACCATCATGGGCGCCACCAGCTCCTTCATGTATGCCGCCACGGCCGCCAGGATGGCGGCCAGCAGCATCTTTACTCCGCTCTCCATATCCTTACGCGCCGGCGCCGGTGGAAAAGATGATCTGCCGGGCGTCACCCCAGCCGCAGGCGAAGTCGGCATAGGACACGAACTGGGTGACCAGGGGGTTGTCCATCTTGTTGTGCACAACGGTGGGCTTGGTGATATAGATGATGTTCACGATCTCCTTCATCAGCGTTCTGTCGCACACGGCCCACTGCTTGGCGGTGAAGCCGTCGTTGCCGCCGCCGATCACGATGTACTGCAGATCCCTGCAGGGGTTCACGTGCTCGGCCTGATCGGGGTAGAGCTTGGCGTCCTCGCCGCAGATCTTTTTGGCCTCGGCCTCCAGCTCGGGACTCACCAGCAGCGTGTCCATGTCGCACAGGAAGGGCATCCCGTCGGGGGTGACGAACCGGCTGGCCATACCCTGGGCCTTGGTAATGGCGGCCACGCTCAGCTCGTCGTTTACCAGGTTGGAGTAGGTTCCGGCATCGGCGTCCGGGGTATGGGTACGGGCGGGGTGGTTGGATGCGCTGGACGCCACGGGATGCGCTGCGTTGGCCCAGCACACTCCGTCGCCTCCGGTCTTGGCCGCGTCAAAGGCGCCGCCGAACATCCGCAGGCATTCCAGGTAGACCTTCAGGCCCATGCCGTCACCCAGACGGCGCCCCACCTTCCGGGTCTCCCCCATCTTGTCGATCTTGGCTTCCTTGTAACCGATCCTAGCCGCCAGATCGTACTCTACGGGGACGATCGTGGTCTTGAAGGCACGCTTCAGGCTGCCCTCATTCAGATGCTCTCCGTCGTATTCTTGGGGCTCGCCGTATCCGCCGGCGCCGGTGAGCTCGTAACTCACGTTGGGCGTAGTCACCTCGCCCACAATGGGGCTGAGCTTGTTCAGCCGGTTGGCATAGGCGACCTCAAAAGCCTTGCCCACGTAGGGATAAAGGTCGGTTTTCCAGTTGTTGTTGATTACTCCGATATAAGACATCAGAATCCCTCCTCAGTTTTTTACTGCTGCCACTTCAGAAACTCCTTGGCAGTCATTTTCATGCCCGGATTGCGCTCGTTCCAGGCGTCCAGACTCTCCTTCTGACTCTTGGTCAGCACGGCGTCAGCGGCTTTCCCGCCGCCGGTGCCCGTGGCCCGCTCCGCCTTGCTTTCCGCCTTGGCCAGGGCTGCGGCGCTGGCTTTTCCGGCGATCTCCACGTAGTCCCCGTAAAGCTCCGCCAGCGGCTCCCTGCCGTATCGGCTGCCGCAGAATCGCCGAAAGCTTTTGTCCTCGTCCAGCTCGGCCAGATCCACGTCCGGATACGCTTCCGTAAAGGCCCTGGCGTCCGCAGCGATCCACTGCTGTCGGCGGGCGGTCTCCCGCTCCTGCTGATCCCGGCGGCGCATATCCCGCAAAAAGTCCCGGTTGTCCTCTTCCTCTTCGATCTCGGCGGCGTCTCTCCCCTCGTCTCTCGCCCGCTGGGCGATCCTGGCCCTGCGCACAGACTTGGAATAGTTCTCCAGCCCGGCGATATCACCGATGGTCTCACCGCTGTCGGGATCCCGCATGCCCACGCGGGCGATCCTCTCATTTACCTCCCGCATGGCCCTGTCATAACCGCTCTGCTCGCCGGCCCTGCGGGCCGCCTGATACCGGCGGTTTTCCTCATGCGTCTGCCGGCCCCGGTCGGCGTCGTCGGAGCTCTGTTCGCCCTCGGAGCTCTGCTCCGCGGCTTCCGCACCTTCCTGAGGAGTTACGACTTCCTCCGTCTGTTCTTCCAGACTTCCGTTCTCTTCTTCAAGCATTTTTTGTCCTTTCCGGGCCTGTACTGCCGGCCCATGCGATATAGGGGATTATTTGCTCAAATAAAGCATACCACGTTGTTTTCGCCAATCTTCCCGGACTTTTTTCCAGCAATACCAATGCGTTTCCGGTTTTTCTGTTACTTGCCGTGCGAAAAAAGCGCAGGGCTTTTCCCCTGCGCTTTTTCATCTCATGCTCTCACCAGCGGCGCCGGTGTCTCTGCTCCCGCTCCAATTTTACGATCAGCTTTTCCGCCGGCGGCTCACTGTGCTCCGTAACGCTCATGCGCTGCTGGTGGCGGATGGCGTAGGTGATCGCCGCCGCCATCACCATGTCGTCGTGCTTTCCCGCCAAAGCCTCGGGACGGTGATCCTCGTTATAGCAGAAGGTCAGCATTTCCCCCAGCAGTTCGGGATCCTTGAACCATGCGGGGTGCGCGGAAAACACCTCCACAAGCCCGGCAATGGCCCGCGGCCGGGTCACCCGGTCGGTGCGAAAGCCGTAGCTTTTCCGCAGCTGCCGGGTATAGGTGTCCTCCCGCTCCCGGGCGTACTGGTTGGGATACCCCAGCTCGTAGAGCTTCATCACCGGGTAGGTGGAGAAGTTGGTCTCCAGTCCCACCATGGCGGCGTTGTAATACATCCCCAGGGCGTAAATCTGACGGGTGTACTCCGGCTCGCTGTACTGCCTCCGAAGGGAGGCCACCTGTTCTCCGGTGGAGTTGTCGATCACCAAAGCGGTGAACCAGTCAGACCCTTCCCCGGCTGTGTCTCCGCCGATGACGTAAGGGTGCCCCTCCTCCGGTTCCTTCCAGATCTTTACCGCACCAATCGGATCCTCGGAAAACAGAAAACGGTCTGTCTCGGCTTCTCCATCCTCCCACACAAAGTTTCCCCGCCGCACCGGCTCCGGGGCTGTCTCCCGTCGCAGGATCACCTGCTCATTGTCGAACACGCCGGTGCCGGAGTGGAGGAAGGCCTCGTCCGGGTTGCTGGGATACTCCTGTCGGAACATGTCCAGATCCCCGCCGCAGTTGTTGGCGATGCACCAGCGGCGCCATTGCAGCTGTCCCTCGCTCAACTCGTATCGTTTTTGCAGTTCCCGCTCCTCCGGCGTCCAGTCCGTTCCCGGAACGGGCTCCATCATGTACTCCGGGTTTTCGAACCATGCAAAGAACACTGCTTCAAAGTCGTTTTCTCCGGCGCAGGCCGCATCCCAGCGCTCCTTGAAGTCCTCGTAGCCGTTGGCCGTGCTCTCGATCACCACCATAGTCCCGGGCATGGAGGGCACTGCCTGCAGGATCCCCGTCAGGGTGGCGGCTTTTCCGTCTGCCCCTTCCGGCCAGAAGGCGTACTCCGACAGATGCACGCATTGGAGCGTGTCGCTGCGGCCGATCCCCCGGCCGCCGGCGGTGGCGCAGCGAAGCCGGGAACGCAGTCCCGGCCGCTCCGCCTTCTCCTTCTGGCTGCGTGTGGGGTTTTCAAACACCAGCTCCTGGGCGTTGGAGCTTCGAACCATGGGCTTGATGGGCTCCGGCAGCTCGTCGTAGAAAAGCTTCGACATGCGAAACAGGTTGGCCGTAGCGTCGTCCCGGTGAGCCACGATCAGCGCGTTGATATTCCGCCTTGTGGCGCAGGTGTGGAAGATCAGCCCCTCCGTCAGCGTGGAGAAGCCCAGCTGTCTGGCCTTCAGGATGATGATACGCACCGGCTTTCCCGCTTCCTGCTGCCGTCTGGCTACTTCGTAAAGCTTTTCCTGGGCCGGATTCAGGCGAAATGGTATTACAGCCCCGCTCTTGGTCCGGATCTTTAGACAATGCTCTATGTATTCTCTCGCAATCAACGGATTCATAGCTTGGGCTCTCCCTGCGTTGCCAACCAGTCCTCAAAGCTTTGGCGCTGCTCGGCGCTCTCCTCCTCGCCCTTGGCATAGCCCAGCTGCACGAACAGCTCATGCAGCGCCTTGATGGCCGTGGTGTCGTCTGCCACCCAAAGGCCGTCCGGTTCCTTCTGCCTTGTGGCGTGGTTCCAGCTCAAGTGCGGTACGCCCTGGGTGCTCCGTTCCACGATCTCCACCAGGCGGCGTCCGATCCATGCCGGCGAAATCCCCATCTCGTCGAAGAGCTTCTGCTCCATCTCCCGGCGGTACGCCTGCACCTCGCTCATGGCCAGCAGACGGCTGGCCTGCTGCTCGGCGCTCTTCTGGCTGTAGCCGGCGGCAATGGCGGCCTCCTTGCCGATGCCGCAGCGCAGGTACTCTTGCACGAATCTCTTTTGTCTCGGATTCAGGGCCACAGCTTCACCTTCTCCAAAAACTCGCGCTGCATCTCATAGACTCTTCCCTTGTCCAGCCTGTACCGCTCCGATGCCGTCCGCGGGCTCACCCCACGCAGCAGAACGGCCTCCAGCGCGGAACGCTCCACGCCGCCCCGCGCTATCGCTTCGATCTGCTCACGGATCCGCTCCCGCTCCAACTCCGGCAGCTTTTTCCACAGATCCAGCTTGGCCCTTATGAACTTCTGCTCCGCAACCGTCCGTGAGCATCTTACCGGATAAAACCGTCCCATATGCACCGCCTCCACAAAAATTGTCTAATGACCGCGCGCAGAGACACGCGAGCCGGCCTTCGCATTTCTTATCACGCGCTTTCCTCGTCTTCTCTCGTGCCCGGCGGCCGCCAGTACCGCAGATGCTGGGCCCGGCCTCCCCGGTTCTCCGCCTGCCAGATCTTCACGCAGCCGGGAGGTGTGCGCAGCTCTGCCTCCGGATTCTTGCTCTTTACCGGCGGCAGCACCAATGCTTTGGCAAGATTTCGGCTTGGTGTGTATTTCTTCCGGTTCCGGATATACCGGGTCTGCGCTATCATGTAGAACGCCAGATCGCCCAGATCTCCGCCCCGGCCTCCGTAAAGCACGCTCTCCCTGGCCTTCCCGGCTGTCCATTTG